CCCAGTGACCGTAACCGAACCGATTGATCCAGTTGCAGATACACCTGTGACAGTGACCGGGATAGGTTCATTCCACGGACCTTCGCCCCAAGTGCCTCTACCCCATCCGTTAACAATCGCCACACTCTACTTCCTGTGTCTAGCGGTTTTCTTCGCTATCTTTTTGGGCTGCTTAGAGTGCTGCTTTCCTTTCTTTGTATCTGCTCTTTTCTTTCTGGATGTAGCAGCATATTCCGCATCTGATAAAGCCTGTCTAGCCTTCTTCGGGAGATACCTTTCACCTGTTGCCTTTTTTCCTTGTGTTGATGGCTTGCCTGATTTAGTCCCCCAGTCCTGCTTCGTCCACTTCTTTAAACTCTTTTGTGATTTCTTTAATGCCATTACTTGCCTTCTTTCTTTCTAATAGCTTCTTTTCCTTTCTTGGCTATCTCTGCCTGCTTTGGTTTTTTTGCGACCTTTGCCCTTTGTTCCAGAACAGTCAGTATTTGTATTTTTCTAGCAAATGGCTTTCTAATTCTTTTTACTTTAGCCACTGTGTCCCGCGCATCTTGCACAGTTGCAAACTTTATAGGAACCGTATCTTTTGGGTTTTCGTCCGTATATAAACGCCTTCCAGATCCTTTTGGTTTTTTACCAGTTCCAACCTTGGGGTCTTTAGGCATTAGCTCTTATATCCACCACCAGCTTTTTTATATTGCTGAGCCAACATTTGAGCCTTCCTCGCACTCCATTGTCCCGGTTTGCCGCCTTTACTTCCTGCTTTTATCTTATTAAAAAGCCTCTTTCTCATCCCAGGCTTTGTGTAATTACCGGCCTCATTAACACGAGATTTTGTTTTACCGCCCTTTTTCATTTTAATGGGCTGCATATTTGGAGGCATATTACGCGATCCTTATAATTGCATTGGAAGCATCTGCCGTTGGAAACTGAACAGTAAAATCTCCAGCGGTGCTGGTCTTATCGCCACCAAAAGCCAAAGCACAAACCGCTTTATTAGAAGCACTACTGTTATAGATTAGTGCTCCATTCGCCGTGATTGATGCGCTGGAGAAGGTCAAGTCGCTAAAATCGCACAGGGCCGTCGTTCCTGATGTGGTCGGTGTAACAGAAGTAAGGTTTGAACCCCCGCTTGAGTATCCTGTGCCGCTAACTTCGTTGGTTGTAGCAAACGCTGTGGTACTTGCCCCCAAAGTTGCGCTGCTTGTAAACAGTGCTAGTTTAAAAGTGTTGCCCGTGGTAGCAGTAAAGTTGTGAGTTCCAACAAGTATTTCCTGCTTAAACGAGGTACACATAGCTGTCGATATAGCCACTATAGTCTCCTTATAATATTAGCCATCTCTTGTTGGCCTTGTTTCTCTAACTCCGCTATCAAGGTTGTACGGTCACTCTTGATTGCCTCTTTCATGTAATATGAAATCTGTTCCAGAACAGCATCTTTAAATGCCTCTGCTTGCTGTGCAATAACAGGATGGCAATTGCCACCTATGCTTACTATTCTTTTCGTAGCTTGCTCTGCCCAAAACTCTGGGTCGTGTCCTATATTTTGTGTTGTTGTGACGTTAACTGCGCCAACTTCAAAAGACGAAAATGACACTACTGCCTAACCTGTCTCACTGAGCCAGACCTGTAGTTATCTGTCGTATCGTAACCCTCTCCCAGCTCTTTAAGCTCTTTCAATGCTTCTTGATATCTGGTTGCATATAGCTGCATCACATCCTGCTCACCCTTCATAAACGTATATGCTTCATAAAGGCTGCCATACAACAAACTGCTTTCTGCGTTAGTACCCAACCAACTTGTTCCATCTGCTGATTCTGTAATTGATTGGGGTTTATAAAAATAATGAAGCTCAGCTGATAAATTTGCGTTTGGCGTTGGCCCCACTATAAAAGTATTAGAATCAAATATTGCGTAATACTTCGGTATTCCTTTAGTCGTAGAAACAGGATATGCCTCTTTAATAAAATTTACGTCTTTAAACACTAAATATTCATAGCCGCTGTTATCCACAGCTAGAGAGTAAGGAGCCAAGAAATCTGTTGGTGTTGCCAAGTACTCATTGCCGTCTGTCAAAGTGCCTGTAACATTTTTCCTAAAGTCAGGAAGTTGGATCGATTTTAAGATCCTATCCTCTGCCTGTTTAATAATAACCGGCAAATTGTTAACAAATGTCGTTTCAGAATTCTGCGTGTAATCCTGTATAGCTGTCTTCAGAGTTGTAAATGTAAATGCCATTAGCTTATTGTTACCCTTGCTATACCAACTTGACCCGTCATAAAAACCGCATCATTACCAACTGGATCAAATCCAGACAAAGCCCTGCTTTCTTCTAAGGACTGATCAGGTCTCGGGTCTCTTAACGCTTGAGGATCGTCTACTTTTACTCTTCCTAAATGAAGCTGCGGCTGATCTGGACTCCAAACATCTTTTCCAAATAACAAACCAGTTGGTCTTCCGTTAACTATCTGAGGTCTCAAATCTTTGAGCGGATACCTAAATCCCGTTAGATCACAATATCCATAAGCATATTTACCGCTTGCAAAACTCAAAACCTATACCCTCCAGGGGCTATAAATAAAGATGCTTTTTCTCTACTAGAGCTTGCAGCCAACTCCCATTGAGACTCATACTCAGCTTTTAAAATGGGTATCCTATCTGTTGCTGTTGGATACTTTATTGCCAGTCTATAAGCCAGCCCAGCTATAAGACACGGCAAATACCTAGCCGGTATATCCATGTTGTTGCTTGCAGGCTTGCCTGAGTCTTCGATCCTCTCCATGTAATAATACGCGAAGGTATATGTTTCCTGATCATCAGGAGTCGGCCATAGATTAATTGTGATGCCATCTGGCGTTCTTTCAACATAGTACTCAAGAGGCTTGGACTGAGTCAGCTTGTTTGACAAATGAGAGTATTGACTAACAGAAATCCTAGTCATGCTTTGATCAAACTGCTTGTCAGTATCGCCAGAGTCTGTTCTTAAAAACGCCTCGACTATGTCAAATATTTTTGCATCCAAAGAATATGTATTAGTGCCTGCAGTCAGAGCTTGAGTTGCAAACTTTACCGTCCAAAGGTTTAAACCACGGTTCTGCCATTCGAGCATTAAAAGATCAATGCTTCTCCTAGCAGTCTTATAGTCGTACCCAGTCCTAAGCTCTAATCCAATATTCTCAAAGGCATCTTCTATTGCCTCACCAATATCTAAGTTAAAAGCAAAAGTTCCGCTAGTAGCCATTTACTTTTTCCTTTTCTTTTTTGACACGCCAGCTTCAGACAAAGCTATAGCAATAGCTTGCTTTCTGCTTTTTACCTTTTTGCCGGAACCCCCAGATTTAAGCTTTCCAGACTTAAACTCTCTCATAACCTTAGAAACTTTTTTTTGTTTCTTTTTGGCCGGAGAACTCTGTATTTGCTTTTTATTCTGAGGGCGACCTATTGCCATTACTTAGATTTAGTAGACGCTTTTTTTGGCGCAGATTTTTTTGCCGGAGCTTTCTTTTCTTCTGGAGCAATATCCTTTAACGCAGCTTCAGCATCTGCCTTAACATAAATATCTCCAGAAACAGCGACATACTCACCATCTTCGTTTTTGCTGCCGATCTGGTAAGCATCCTCTCCAGTTTTGCCGAATACTCCACTAACAAATATTTCGAGCTTTGCCATTAATACACCTTCCTAACTTGCATAATTATGTTGTATACATCTCCGTTAGAGTGGCCCACGGTGGTGAATAAAACATCACCAGTGGTTCCGCTTGGCTTAGAGTCAGGTATACCTGTGAAATCAGAGAAATCTAAAGTATCTGACCAATCAGCGTTTAGCTGCCACGCCATAACATCTGTAGATGCATCAAACAAAATCCTTACACTCATACCTATAGTTGAGTAGTAAATCTTTTGAATAGTCACTGCAGTACACGATGCACCAGTCATAGGGTCTTTTGACAAAGCAGAAACATCAATCTTCGCAACAGCAGATTCGCCTGTGCCGTCACTTATGTTTGTAAACCTAAAGACGGCTGTACTCGCGCCATCCTGTATGGTTTGTGTCGTTACTGCATCAGCCATGATTCACTCCTTTAGGATGCTGCGTCAAACCCTGTAATCTCAATCAAGAAACGTCCAGCAGTATAAGTAGCATCGCCAGTGCCTTGGCTTACGAGATACAAAAACTGATCAGCGGCTATATCGCCACCAGCAACAACTGTTCCAGCAGAAGCCGCCCCAGCATTGATTATTTGCGTTTCAGTTAGATCACCAATGGCAGTATCATTAACACCTGTTCCCTCTGTAGCAGAAAACAAATCAATGTCTGTGCTTCCGCCAGCGGGAGTCTCTACGCAAGTCATCGTCACTCCGAATACTGTGCCTTGATTAGCTGTCGTAACCTTACCAATAAATGCAACACCTGATCCGTCTTTGCCGATAATATCTCCAGCAGTATCACCATCCTTTAGACCCGTTAAATCAATCATAATTGTTGTTTTAACGATGTTTACGTTTGTATCTACATCACTCTTCAGACGATTTACCTGAGTAACATAAACAGCCGCAGTGCCTTCAATACCAGCACTTGCAGTCGCTTCGGTTGCCATTTTGTCACCAGAGGTAACAGTAACAGCCCCAGTTGTAGCGTTTTTGGAAATCGTTTGAAACCCATTCTCTGAACGGACTGGGCCATTGAAAGTCGTTTTAGCCATATGTGTCTCCTGTCTTGGCTAGTGTCTATGTTCCATGTGAAACACAGTCAGGAAAAGAAAGGGGGCTTTCGCCCCCATTCAGTTTAGCTAGATCCTGGCGATCCGTAAATACCAAGTGGGTCACTTACCCCAAAAGAGTAACGCTCCCTGGATTTATATCTCACATTACCAGTATCAAAGTCTCCATCCATAGATGTTTCCAAAGGTGTACGGTTGAAGTGCTTCATACCGTTAGGAACATCAGTGATCAGGAAGAAAGCATTGCTATCTGTCAGATAGTGATTCACAGAGTATCCCTCTGGAATAGATCCCATGTTTCTTATCGCATTAAGATCGTTATCTGCAGTAGCAGTTCTTAAAGTAGTCTCCAACAGCCTATCCGCTGTAAACATCAAAGCAGGAGGTACTATTAGCCTTGTAGGTCTAGCAGCTATTAACAAACCTCTTTCATCGGTAAATGCAGCAATATCAATTATTGCATTTTCCAAAGAAGTTTCGTTTAAGTCTGCAGCCGTAGAAGGTCTATTAGCATTCGTGCCACCATTTACCAATGGATGTGATGCATTAAACAAGGTAACGCCATCTCCTGATTGGAATGTGGTGAATCCGTTGTTTAACAGATTAGCCGCCTTAACTTGCTTTGTGTAAGCCATAGCCCTAGCAAGAGCCTTGGTATAACGTGCTGACAATGAGTCATACAAATTATCTTCCATCGCCTCTTCAGTAATCGCAAATCCCATCGCAATGGTCTCGTGATTATACCTGGCTGTGAAGCTCTCCTGCGCGGAATCATAAGCTATAGCAGATCCCTCGTTTTTCACAGGGGCTGCCCCAAAACCTGAGAGCTTGACCTCTTCCTCAAAGCTTCTGTCTGAGCTTTCTGTCTCATAAATGAGAGCATGCTCATCTTCGTATTTTTCATACTCCAAACCAAAAAGAGCATTAAGCCCCGGCAGGAGTTCTTTAAGCATTTGCGCTCTAGAAATTGCCATTTCTTAATCCCCCTTATACGCCAGTGGTGTTTGTGTACTGGTGGCCCACGTTAAAGAAAACGAGAGCGTCAGTAAACGCATCACCAACTGTGCTGCTTGGCCCCTCAACGAACTCAATGATTCGCATTGGAAGCGTGTTAGTCGTAGCGCCAGTGTCTCCAAGAGAGTTCTTGCTACGTCCGATTGAAGTAGATCCACCTGTTTGTACAACAGCTATGTTGTTACCCAGCTCTGTCTGAGACAAAACTCCAGAAGATTGCATACGCATAACAAGATTAGGATCATCAACAACATACGCCATGATGTCACTTGCAGCAGTGCTTGCTGGAAATTGCTGGTTAAAAGTTAACTGATTAGTACCTGGATCAGTGTAAGAGCACCCAACAAATACACCTACTGGTGTAAGAGTTGAAGTACCTGTGTCTTTTTCTACCGTGCCAGTGCTAACAATCTTAACAAAGTCACCGTAAAAAATACCTGTGCCATACCCACTAGCAATCTTAATGTGTCGGACTTTACCTGTAAAAGAGCCACTTGCACTAAGAGTATCGGTAGGTTCAGCACCCATAGGGGTTGCAGTAGTAGCCATACGGCCTCCTTACCAAATAAGGCGAACCCCTTGCATAGGGTCAGCCTTTACCAAAGGTTGTCCTCGTATTGTGCTCTGGTTTAAGCATAGGCATACGAGGGTCGTTTTCACGCAAGTAGTTATTATCGACTGACTCCATCTGCTGGGATGCAACACGAGCAAAATGTTCGTCACGAGACTTCATCTTGCCTTCTGGCGCTTTACAAAGAAGCAATCCACCAAAATGCACGTTGCCTACAAATCTTGTGTTCACATCAGACATAACGTGTAACTCTGGATAGTCATCTGCTTTTACAGGCTCCCATCCTTCTCTAAAAGATCTGGATACATTTGTATTATCTGATTGACCAAGAATATCCGTCCTAATCCATCTATGAACCCAACCAGGCCTATGGTTTGGTTGAGGCAAAACAGATTGAGGAATCCATTCATCTGGGCTGCGATATTGTTCTACATCTCGCGTTTCGTTTTCTCTAAGAGTGCGCTCTTCTGCCATAATCTACTCCTACTTAATTAGTTCAGCGTGTAAGGCATACTGTTCATTTGTTAACCCAAGCCGCTTAGCGAGAGCTACTTGAGTGGCGGTTAGCCGTACTTGGCGAGGTTTAGCACCATTGTTTCTTGTGGAAGGCGCTACCACCGTCGAAGGTTGATTGGTCGTCACGGTTGCGTCACCGCCATCTGTGTCGCTTTTATCCGGCCAATCGTAATCAGGGTAGCTTTTACGCATACCCTTATCCACATAGTTAAAATATTCTTGTGAGTTTACCTGATACCCATGATCTGCTATTGCCTCTTCATGCAATCCGTAAGCCGTAGCTGTCATTGCCTTTTTACTAGTGTCCATAAACCAAGGGTTATTGTCAGCCCACTCCTTAGCTTCTGGAGTAAGCTGAACCTGTTGTTGTGCAGCCTGTTGCTGCGCTGCCTGTTGAGCAGCCTGTTGAGCTGCGATTTGCTGCTGATATTGCTGCTGAGCAGTTAATTGCGGTTGTGCCTTTTGCAGATTACCCTGATACCTTTCAATATCATTTAAATCCGTTTGCGCCTTAACCATTTTGCTCTGTGATTCAGCGATAGCATCAGTGTCGCCTTCATCGTAAGCTTTCTTATAAGCTTCCTTCTGCGCCGCAAGCTCAGCGGTTCTACTTTGTTTTATCTGCTCTACAAGAGCTGCCTCTCCACGAGACAACAAAGCATCCTTTTCCTGCACTTGCGAGTTAAGACTCTGAGCATACTTGACTGCTTCGTCGCGCATACGCTCCGCATCTTCTTTTCTGCGCCTCTCCTCGTGATAGTCAAACCTCAGACTCTTTAGTCTCTTCTGAACTTTCTCAGAATATTCTCCAAGCTCATCATCACCTAACTCATCAGGTGGCGTAGTTCTTGGCGGTTTTCTATCCTCTGGGGGGCGATCATCCACTATCTCAAACTCTATGTTTGATTCAGCTTCTTGTTTTGGCTTTTGTTTTTTTTCAAAAGTTGTTTTAACGCCAAAGAATTTATCCTCCGACGTTGGTTGCTCTTCTGTGGTGGCTGTTACTTCGCTCATGCTTTTACAATCCCCCTTGGATCTTCAACAACAGCTTCAACGCTATCGTCGTTAATCAGACGAAACTCCTCGCCTTCGAGCTTAAATCTCGTGCCGGAGTATGATCTCATCATTACAAAATCCCCTTCTTTGCAGTAGGGGCCGTTAGGAAACCTGGCTTTATCCTGATAACAATCAGGGCCAATCTCTAACACCATTCCAATGATAGATCCTATTTCTTCGTCTTGAAGAGTCTGAGTTGCTTTTAATATACCGCCTTCAGTTGTTTCTTCCGGCTTTGGCAGTGCTATAAGGATTTTATAGCCTGTTGGTTTAGGTAGCTTGGTAGCTACCCTTGGTTCTGCAGAATCTTGAGATTCTGTTTCTAGCTGAGCTGCTTCGCTCATATCTTCTCCTTGCATTGGGTTAGCGCCCAAAGTCGCTGCACTAGGAAAACGCCTAGAGTCGTTACTGAGCCTGCTCGTAGCGAGCTTTGGATTCCATGATCTCCCGCTCCGCTTCTCGCAAACCCTGTATGATTCCACAATACTTTGTGTACTCAGCATAATCTTTGCAAGCACCGTTTTGTAAATGGTTACTTACGTTATCGATTTGCTCTTGAATATTTGATCGCAAATAGTCAAAGATGTCTAGTTCTTTTATTTGAGATCTCCCATAGTCTCTTTGGCTATATCAATGCCAATCTTTGCGCCAGCTATTTGCTCTTGAGACGCTATCCTAGCTGACTCTAATTCTTCTTTCGTGTTGGTTTCAGCTATCTTAACGCCTAGTTTCGCGGTTTCCAGCTTGGCATCCTGCTCAAGTTTCTTATTATCCATAGCAGTTTTTGCCCTAAGCTTCTCTAATTCTAGCTGTATTCGGGCCATTTCCGCTTGAGCCTTTCTTTGTATCTCCTGCTCTTCTAACTGAAGCTCTTTCATTTGCATTTGAATTACAGGATCTTTCAATTGCTCCTGAGCCTGCTTCATTTGCTGCTCTCTCGCTGACTTTCCTGACAACTGAGCTGCCGCAGGCGCTACAAGTCTTGATATTCTGTACTCTATATCCTCTGGAAGGTCTTCATTAGGCTCTGGAAGCTCTACACCAAGCTCTTTTTCTATCTCTAGACGATACTGGAACGCTAAATGCTCCTGTATGTGGGCTGCCATCGCCGCAATTGCCTTTTGTGCATTTGGACTCTTGCCCATAATCTCCAAAACCTTTGGATCTTTGGTTAATGCCAAGTGTGTTTGGATGTGAGCCTCGTGATCTTGGTAAATAAACGCTTTCACAGGCTTTCCAGTCATAATATCCATGTTTTCACTGACTGGATCAGTCGGTTTCATATCGTTTTCGGTAGGAACTATCTGATCTGCATCTTGAATTCCCAAAACATCCAACATCTGGCGATGTAACAACGGAATATCGTACATTTCCGGCGCTTGAGCCGACAATTGCAGCGCCGCTTGGTACTGCATGATGCGCTGGGCCATTGTTCCTGCGTTAGGATCACTTACTGGAATGATATCTACCCTGTCATCGAAGTCTTTTGCAGCAATTGGGTCATCACTTTCCATGTATGGGTACTTTTCTGGCCCAAAATCCCTCACACACTGGCTCAAAAGTCTTAATTCCGCCCTCATGGAGGCGTGTAGACGGGCCTGTATGGCACTCATAACCTTCATAGACCGCTCAAGAATGGCTAAAGTAGTGCCAACAGGCGCTTCTGCGTTCATATCAGCCGCTTTTACATCAGCGGCAGAGGCAAAACGCCGTCCTTCCTCAACTATATCGCCCAGCAACTGATACAAGACGTTGCTTGGCTCCTTATATGGGAGAAAACTTATGTTATCTTTTATCGCTCCGCCGGGAACATCCACATCTCGGAACTCTCCAGGCATAATCGGGGTGTCATCACCTTTGATTCTCAGCCCTCTAGCCTTTAAACCACCAGGTAAATTAGATAATGTGCCTGCATCGACTAGCTGTCTAAGCAAAGAAGT